CTAAATCTGATCGGCCAGATCAACCTCCCAGATCTCCTGGGCCCCGTTGTCCCGGGTGTGCCAGCAGGCGCCCTCCAGGGGACCGTTCAGAGTATTGTCCAGGAAATACCAGTCGCCGGCACCGTCAGCCGGATCGCACACGCGGCCGTCCCAGCGGTGCCAGCCGGTGCACATATACCCATCTGGATTGAACAGGTACCAGTGATGATTGATCACGCACCACTGGTTCGCGGGATAACTGCCGTCCGTCCGCCGGTACCAATAGCCGATCCCGGTGCGGACCCAGCCCACCGCCGGCGCCCACGTCCGCATGAACGCCTCCGGGCTGCCGTAGGTCTGGATCAGCTGTGTGGGCGTGCTGCCCCAGTCCGGCAAGTACAGATGGGGCTTGTCCACCAGGCTGGACCAATCTCCGCCCCAGGCCAGCCCCAGGGACTTGGCAACGGCCGCGGCCCGTTCGAAGAGACCGGTGTTGTCGTTGTAGCTGTCGTCGCTGGTCTTGCCGTCGCCGTCCACGTCCATCATCAGAAAAAAGTCAAAGGCAATGCCCCACTGGTGCTGGGAACGGTAGGATGTGCCCCGGGCATTGGTCACAATCTGACCGGGCTTGGTGCGGCCCTGGGCATAGAGTGCTTCCTGCTCTTCTACGGTTCGTAAGGTCTCCGCGATTCCCACGATAATTCCCTGAGCTGCGCAGGCCTGGATCCATCTGGCGGCCAGCTGCTGTAGGCGGGGATGGCACAACGTAATATCTCTCATAGTGTTTACCTCCTTGTCCTTTATAATATGAAATAAGGCCCCGGGATGTCCCAGGGCCAAAGTGTTGTGACGTTACAACCGTTGCGATATCGCAACAGCCTATTTCATGCCGGGTCCATTCTGCAGGTCATGGTCACTGTTGTGAGGCGGCCGGGGCTTCACCGGCGGCATGGCCGGCTTGTCCGCGCTGCCATCATTGGGGTTCGGATCGTGGGCGCGGGAGTCCTCCTGGCCGGTGGCCGGACCGTAGGGGGTGGTGTGGCCGCAGTATGTAGCCGGGCCCTTTCCGCCGGGATGGCCGTTGATGTGGTCGTTGAGCTGTTCGGGTGTCATGTTGTTGGGGTTGATTTCGGGCATAGTGTACCTTCCTTTCATGTTTTGTAATTTGGGGTTACGCGCCGCTCTGACCCTGCGGCCGGGAGATAGAGGCTCACCTCCTTCAGGCTGCCTTGTCCAGTTCCGGCAGGCCTGCCAGGGACGTCAGAATCGACGCCACGCCGGCCAGCAGCGCCGTTCCGATCACCATGCGCCAGTCCACTGCCGTGATCGTGGCCGCCGCTGGCAGCATGGCTACCGCGGTCTGGGCCATTGTCTTGACTGATCTGCGCAGCGCAGCTCTCATCCACAGAACCGTATTCACATCTGCCCGAAAAACACAATTTTTAAACATATTTTCACCATCCCTTCTAATTGTCAATAATGGATTCTAATAATTCATCTCGAATTTTTTTCATACTTTCTATTCCATTTCCTGTAATCTGATGATTGAGTAATGCCGCCAAGCTCTTAGATTGTTGTTTTTGCATCTCCTCCAATGCCAAAAGTCTCTTATAGTCCTTATCTGAAAGTTCCTCCAGCTTTTCCACACGTTTCGTCAATCGAAACGCCGGTTTTATCACCTTGATAATTACCGCCCCTGCCCCTCCAACAATACTCACCGCCCCACATATGGACAGCACCATCTGCAAATACTCCAATGGTAAAACCTCCCAATATTAATCTAAGCCATGGCTATTTCTTCCCTAACCATCTGTGTCTGAGTCTGTCTGTACAATTTTAATCGTATTTACTGCAAAAAGTCTTTCGGTACTTTATTATCACTTTGTTAGTCACTCCTGTTGCTTAATCATTTACAGCGTTTTTGCGGGTGCATTTCCATTTGACCTATTTGGGGGCCTACATATACCCTATCGCCTTTATTAAACGTTCTGTGCCACTTCCATGTACGCGATACACGATTGATCAACACGGAGGCATTGTTTTGGGGAAGCTTAACTATATAATGCCTCGCAAAATTGCAGTCTTCTCTTCCGGAATATTAATTTGCACTGCAATATTGGATATTAAATGATACTTTCAATATTGAAAATTTAAATTTAATACACAACCTTGGTTTTTACTGTTTTGAATATTTATGTAATAAAAAGGAGGACGAGATGCCTGAATAAGCGGAGAGTAATGTGTGTTATACCAATTT